GAAACACCACCTAACGAACACACGATTCTAACGCTATGCGATAAGTGGAATTTAACAGCAAGTAATACTGAAGGTCAACCTGTTTATTCAACTACTATTGGAGGACAACCTACCTATAAACCGCTTTACGTTGGTCACTTAACACCAGCTGTCAAGGCGCAATACTTGTTCGATGAGATAATGAGCGACGCAGGGTTGCAATATTCGAGTGATTACTTAAGCGAGATACTTGAAGATGTTTACGTTCCTTTCGTGAATGGTCAGTATTTAAATAGTTCGTTTGGATTAAATGATAACGCAAGTACATTGGCTTTGGCTTCTAATGTCACAGGTCAAACATTCGGTCCTGGAGATGTTCAATACAATTTGTCGGCTGCTCTGACTGAATACAACGATCCGAATAACGATTGGGCAAGTGGTATTTTTACCGCGCCTTTTAGTGGTCAATTTTCTTTCAAAGTTTGGGCAAGTGGTACAATTACATCTTCGACGTTTTTAACAAGTTTATTTATTAGACCTGAATTTTATGTGAACGGAACTTTTGTTTCAACACCTACGTCTTCATTTTCAGCAGACACTAACTTTTCAAATAGCGTTATTAATACGGTTGATTTAAGCGAAGGAGATACTTTAGAAATTCGTTTGGCTCTTACATTAAATGACGACGGAACAACAGGACCTGCGGACGCTACAATTACTTTTATAGGTAACGGAGCAAACGATTACACAGGAACAGGTGTTGAACTTGTAAGCGTTGGAACAGCACTAACAAACGACACGGTGTTAATGGAGTTCAACGCTCCAGATATGAAACAAATAGATTTCATCACATCAATTCAAAAGATGTTTAACCTTGTTTTCGTAGCCGATAAGACGCTTCCGAACACGCTTAAGATTGAGCCAATGGTCGAGTACATAGCAAGTGGAAACACTCTCGATTGGTCGCAGAAACTCGACTTGTCGAAAGACATTATGTATTCTCCAACGACCGACCTTCAGAAAGCGAAATTCTCTTTCACATACGCTGAAGACGGAGACTTTTACAACTCAGTCTACAAAGACAACGGACGCACTTATGGACGCTACGAAGTAACAGAATCAGACTTCGAAGTAATCAATGAGTTCGCAACAGGCGAAGAAAAAGTTGAGTTAGCGTTTGCGTCTACACCTTCAGCACCTGTTCAAAGCACAGACCTTGTTGTGCCTGTTTTCACCAACGCAGAAGGTCAATTCGTACAACCGAAACCACGTATCCTATATTATTTCGCAGACTTCTTCGTGAATATGTACGACGAGGTAAGCGGTGACGTGGTGCAAACAGCGGTTAAGTGTTTGAACAATTACTCGACGATGAACGCGACGGTGACGGATTCAGATTTAAACTTTGCTCCCGAAGTACCTATTCACACAATCGTTGCTAATCCATACAACAATCTTTACAATCGTTGGTGGAGAAATTACTACCGAGAACTATTTGACGGACAAGCGCGAATTTTAGAGGGTATGTTTGCACTTACTCTAAACGACATCTTCACGTTTCAATTCAGCGACAAGATTTGGATTATAGATTCTTGGTGGCGCGTGTTGGAAATTCAAGGCTACGTTGTTGGTGAACAAGATATGACGAAGGTGAAACTCATTCGCGTTCTGGATATCGACAATGACTGCGACCTTACACCTGTGTCCGCCAACCTTGACCAATCTTTGAATTGGGAAAATTCGAATGGTGATCCTGCGACGATAACGCAAGACTGTTGTTTGCGTTTTGGATATAATTGGAACAGCGCGAAGAACAACTGCTATTCACAACCAAACAACGGAACGCGTTCTTTCATAACGCAACAAGTGCCTTCGTTAGCACCAACGCGCTTCGGTGCGCCTGTTAGTTTCGGTGGTTCGATTAGTCAACCAGTTAGAACGATAACGACTGACTACGTTGTGACCAACTTCGACCGAATGATTTTTGCGGATACGACAGGCGGAAGCATCACAATTTATTTGCCTTCTGCAACGACAACGGCAGGACGTGAATTGATAATACAAAAGTCGGTTTCGGCTAACGGAGTAACAATACAAGCGTACACAGGAGAAACGGTTGAAGGTAGCGGAAGCGTGACTTTGAGCGCAATGGGTGACACAATAACAATAATATCAAATGGAAGCGACTTCAAAGGAACATCTACAAAATAAAGTAGGCGCAATGGTAGCCTGTTTAGAGTTCATCAAACTCAATGTAAAGAGCGAAAGTGAGTTCGGAAAATTGGCGAACGGAAAGCGTAAGTTAAAAATGTGGAAGCACTACGCGTGGAAAACAACGCGTATTTCGGTAAACCTCGCCTTTTGGATATTTATACTTTATAAACTACTCTCATAATGGCGAATACAATTGACTTTAATGTAAACACAAACGCGGTTACTGTCCTCAATCAGACGGCAACAGCGGCAGACAATACAGCGAAAGGATTTACATCTGCGAAGGCGGAGTTACGCGCGTTGAATCAGCAGTTGTTGCAAATGGATTCTTCGAGTGAGGAGTTCAAGAAAGCGTCTGAACGTGCTGCTGAGTTGAAAGATAACATAAGCGACTTATCCGCTGAGATTAGTGCCAACGCGGGTAACGCATTCGAAGGTCTTTCGAATAACGTAGGATTGTTCGGTTCACGTCTTATGGACTTGGACTTGAAAGGAGCAGGACAAGCGTTGAGTGGAATGGGTGCGGCAGTTTCTCGAATAAATTTCAAGACTGTCAAAGATGAATTAGGTGGTTTAGCCAAAGGGTTGAAAGATTTAGGAACGGCTGTTTTGACTAATCCATTCTTTTTGATTGTTGGTGTTTTGGCTGCTATTGCTTACAATTTTGAAGAGATTTCAGAATGGGCAACGCAAACTTCATTAAGCCAACAGAATTTAGCAAAAGCAACAGAAGACTTGAACAAAGCAACCGAACAAGAACTTCTTAAAGGTGCTGAAAAAATAACGCAAATTGAAGTCTTAACAGCGAGAGTTAAAGACAACAATTTAACAGAGAAAGAAAGAAGACAAGCGTTAAAAGATTTAGAGACAATGTACCCAGCGTACTTCTCAAATCTTAACGGAGACATCAACGACACGGAAGCGTTAAACGCAGCGAAAGAAAAGTTAATTGCAAACATTAAATCGGAAGCAAAAGCGAACGCGGCAAAGTCTTTACTTGAGGCGGAATACGCAAAGAAGTTGGCTTTAGAAACTGAAGTAAACACAAAGAAAGCAAAGTTTACACAAGAGCAATTAAACGAGGCTTTAGAAAATGCGAAGTTCAACCAACAAACATTCTTCAAAGACGCAAACCAAAATTTAAGTGACTGGTATAACGGAACGGAAGGAATTGGAAAAGCACAACTTGACCTTGAACAAAGTATCGAGCGAATTGCATTTCTTGAAAAAGAGGCAACGTCTGCTGTTTTAGCAAATGTTGAAACTGAAGTAAAAGGAATAAGAGAAAAAACAAAGGCTGCTAATACTGCTGCTGAAAGCGAAAGAGAAAAGAAAGAACAAGAGAAAGAAAAAGAACTTGAAGCAAACGCGGTAAAGGCTGCAAAAGAATTAAAACAAGAGAAAGAACTTGCAGACGCAAAACTTAAAGTGCGTGAAGATTACATCAAAGCAAATCAAGGCGCACAAGCCAACGAACTTTATGAGTTAGAAAAGAAAAAAGAACAAGAACTTCAAACGTGGGAAGGAGCAGAAGAAGATAAAGTTTTTATTATTGAAAAATATCGCCTTGCTGAAATTGACATTAATAAAAAGTACGACGACTTAGCACTTCAACAACAAATTGAGGCTAACGAGAAACAAAAGGCTGCGGACGAAAAAGCAAAAGAAGACGCGTTAGAAAGAGAGAAACAATTAGCCGCTGATAAGTTAGAAGCCGAACGCGCGTTAATGGATGCAAAATTCACTCTTGCTTCCGCTTCGGTTGATTTGTTAGGAACAATATTCGCAAGAAACAAGAAAGCGGCTGACATCGCGTTTGCACTTGACAAAGCGTTAGCCATTGCGCAAGTAGTCGTTAACACTCAACGAGAAATTAGCAGTTACAATTCGAACCCATTTTGGTCGGCTTCAATAGACGGAGGTGCTTCAATCAAGATTCCTGCAATCATTGGTGCGAAACTTCGTGCTGCTGCTTCCATTGCTGCAATAGCAGGAACGGCAATAGGTCGTTTTGCAGGTGGTGGCGCAAGTGGTGGAACTGGCGGTGGTGCAACAGGCGGTGGTGGCGGAACAACAGCCCCTTCACCTGCGAACTTCGCCTTTGTCGGCAACCAACCCAACCAACAACAACCACCGCTTCAAGCATACGTCGTTGGAACGCAAGTCAGCAGCAACTTAGAAGCACAACAATTAATACAAAACCAATCTCGCTTAGGCGGTTAAAATAAACAATATGAAAAAAATTAAAGTTATTGAATACGGAATCGACGACGCAGGACTTCTTGGAGTGTACGCGATTAGCGTTGTAGAACAACCTGCAATCGGTGTTGACTTTGTCGCACTAAGCGAACAACACAACGTGAAGTTCAAAGAAGATTTTAGAGGTCTTTTGTATGGTGCGCTATTAATTCCCGATCAACTTATTTATCGACGCAACGACGAAACGAACGAAGAATACTACGTTAAGTATTCGAAAGACACTATTCGTGCAATTGCTTACAATTACTTAAAACAAGCCAACCAAAACAACGCAACAGTTGAACACGCGAAAGTGGTTGACGGAGTGTCGCTTGTTGAAACGTGGATAATCGAAGGTGAAAACGACAAGTCAAAGAACTTCGGCTTTGACCTTCCAGAGGGAACGTGGTTTGGTTGTATGAAAGTAGAGAATGAAGAAGTGAAGAAACAAATACAAAACAAAGAGGTTCTTGGTTTTTCAATCGAAGGAAACTTTATTGCTGAAAAAGAAATGTATTTGAGTAAGCACGAAGAATTTGCAGCACTTCTTGATGAAATAAACGAACTTTTAAAAGAAGAATAAATGAATATCGAGGCAGGGGGGTTTCTAAAAGTTGAATTGTTCAACGACGACGCTAACCTGTTTCTCAACGCACTCACGAAGATAACGAATGAGGGCGGTAAAATGGGTTTTAAGACGTATGGATTGAGTGAAGATGAATTGAAGGTATTGAATACTATTCTCGACAATTTAGGATAAAAAAACGGAGGGTAATCACTCCCTCCGTCAAACCTAAAAATCAAATTCAACCTATGAAAAAGCGAATTACGAAACAAATATACATCTTTTTATATCTACGAATCAAACAAACAATTAACAGAATTATGAATTTACGAGAAAAAGTAAACGCTCTATTCGCAAAACACAATGTTAGCCTATCAGCCGAAGAGGTTGTTGAGGTGAAACAAATGGTTGAAGCGATCCTAGAGGACGGGACAAGCATCTATTCAGACAGCGACGTTTGGGCAGCAGGTGTTCGTGTATTCGGCAAAGACGCAGAAGGCAACGAGGTTGTTTTGGCGGACGGAGAATACAAGACAGCTGAAAGCATCATCGTTGTAGTTGCTGACGGTGTTGTAACCGAGTTAAAACCAATGGAAGAAGAAGCTCCAGAGGTTGAAGTAGTAATCGAGGAAGAACAAACTTCTGAGGTTGTTGCTGAAGAATCACTAAGCGCAGAGGTTGAAGGACTTTTGTCGTTAGTTGCTAAGTTAGAAAGCGAACTTTCTGAAATGAAGAAAGCAAACGAAAACCTTTCAAGCGAAGTAACAAAATTAAGCGCACAACCTGCTGCGTCTTCTATCAAGGAAGTAAAACAGGCAAAACAAGTTCCTTCTAAGTCTTATTCAAAAATGACAGCAGAAGAACGTTATTTATTCAATCTTAAAAAATAAAAAAAAACACAAATAAAAAATGGCTACTACCACTTCATTAACCACAACCTTTGCAGGTCGTGAAGCAGCAGGATATATTCGCGCTGCGTTCTTAAGTAACGAGTCTTTGGCTGCAGTTACTTTCAAAGAAAACATCGAGTACAAACAAGTTGTTCGCAAATTAGTTGATTCTATCACTTTTGCTAACGCTACTTGTGACTTCACTCCAACAGGAACAGTTACTCTTACAGAGCGTATCTTGGTTCTTGAAAAATTCCAAGTTCATCGTCAACTTTGTAAGAAAGATTTCTTAGCAGATTGGGAAGCAAAGTCTGAGCAAGACGGATTCCTTCACGCTTCATTGACTGACGCTTTAATTGCTAACGTAATGGCAGGTGTTGCAGCAAAC